CAGGAACCCTAACACACCGGTAGAAGTGTTAACTGAACTGGCTAAGGATAGCAACTGTGATGTCCGCCGTAACGCTGCCAGGAACCCTAACACACCGGTAGAAGTGTTAACTGAACTGGCTAAGGATAGCAACTGTGATGTCCGCCGTAACGCTGCCGGGAACCCTAACACACCGGTAGAAGTGTTAACTGAACTGGCTAAGGATAGCAACTGTGATGTCCACCGTAGCGCAGCTGGGAACCCTAACACACCGGGTTATAAAGAAACAACCTACGATTTCGTAGTCACTAAAAACTATGTGGCGGTAAAAGGAACTAATCATATGTGGTATAAACACAATTACCCCCAAATCGCCCCTTTTTATACTTGTGGATGTTTCTGCGGTTCAAGAGAACAACTTCTCGCTAGAATCTATTCGATTGATAATATAAGTTGTGATCCGGCAATAAGAATTAGAATACTTAATGCTTTAGACTACAAATTCAAAGAGGTGTTCGGTCGGTAGATAAAAAACAGAATCAGAGGGAATGGGGGAGTATCAACATTAAACAGGTAATCACCAATATAGTGACAATATTCTTACATGCTGATATATTGGGTATTGATCTTCTTTGGCATATTGACCAGAAGATGAAATACAACACACTCAGACCTGTAATGCACGGAAAGAAGTATTGATTAACAATAAAAAGTATGGAAAAAGTTTTTATAACTAAATATGCCTTAACAAAAGGTATATTGGAAAAAGAAGCGGAAATATGCGATTATGGAAATGGACATATAAGAGCATACGTGAAAGAAGAGTTTTCGAGTTATTCTTTAGGCAAGGAATGTTTTAAGACAAAAGAACAGGCTATGGAAAGAGCCGAGAAGATGAGATTAAAAAAGATTGCTTCTTTGAAAAAACAGATAGAAGCATTGGAAAAGATGAAATTCAAATAGATATGAATGAAAAAGAATATTTACAGCAGGAGTTAAATGAATGGTACAATATTCAGAGCACATTGTTGAATTTCTTAAGTCGATGTAGTGATGAAACAACAGCCTTTGTACGAGGTGCTCTTGAAGAACTTGCAGAGAGTTTAGAGACAGAATAATAATTCACTTCCCGAAATTAAAAATAGGTTATGAGAAAGATAATAGCAATTAGTAGATGCCATTCCATAGGTGGGGGAATAATGAAAAAGTGTAGAATTATAACTATATGTAATAAGTGGAACATCTTTATTAGCTGGTCTCCGCAGTATTTTAAAATAGCAAGAGTATGTGATAACTACTTCTGCCAATGGAATTGTAACGTCCCATTTTAGTTCATTTCACGAAATAATTTAACATCCGAGGTGTAAACCTCGCCTCAGACCGGCAACCGCAAATCTTGAAAGTGGTAGACCTTGACATTTGCAATGGTCCGGTAGGCAGGAGCACGGTAGGGTGAGTATTAATAATCAATGTTTAATTAATCAACTCCGCTGTTAAAGGACAGTGTCCGGTGAGAGACCGGTTATTTTGTTTCTATTTATTATTTCAAACAACATCCCGGTGTACTTTGATAGGTTATCCGGGAACAATTACCGCCAGGAGGCAGGCAACAGGGCGCATAGCTTAATGGTAAAGCGTCCCCTACCGGGGAAGAAAGGGGTTCGATTCCCTAGCGCCCACACATTAAACATTTATAATATGGAAAGATCAGAATCGATAAAAGAGATTGCCAATGCTCTCTGCAAATTCCAGCAAGAGGTTGGGAAGGTGAAAAAAGACAGCAAAAATCCCTACTTTAAAAGTAAATATGCCTCACTGGCAGATATACTGGATGTGATACAAAAACCATTGTCAGAATGCGGGCTTTCTATTATGCAGATGCCTAAAGGAGAGAATGAGTTAGAAACAATACTTATGCACAACTCCGGTGAATGGATTTTATCGTCATACGCTATGCGTCCTGTAAAGAATGATCCTCAAAGCATAGGATCTTGTATTACTTACCAGCGTAGATATGCTATCGGCTCTATTTTAAACCTAAATATAGACGATGATGATGATGCAAACAAAGCATCTAACTTGCAAGCAAATACGGCGGATACACCAAAGACTAATCTGGACGCACGTAAGATTTTCCGACCGGACTTTCTGAACAATGATGAGTCCATGAACAAATTGTATGCCTTTATAGAAGAAAAGGAGAAGGATGCAAAACAGAAAAAGCAAAACTTCTCCGTATCTCGGTTAATGGAAAGCCTTTACAAGATAGGGGCAGTTGAATTACAAACAGTAATAGATATGTATCTACAATATAAAAAATCGAAATATGGAGAATAGTATTAAGAAGATAGGGATATTCCCTGTCACCAAGCAAAGTCAACAAGAACTTGCAAATTCGATCATCATACCTGTTCTTGATGGCGATGTAAACCCGATAGAACATGTGGCTAAGATAAAAGGGTTATATGACACATTGAAGAAAGTATTGGATGACGATAGAATAAAAGATTCCGTTATTACTGAGACAGAGAAATACGGCAAGTCTACTTCATGGAACGGATGCGAGATAACATTAAAAGAGATGGGAGTTTCATATGACTACAGCGTTTGCAATGATCCTGTATACAACGCATATTTGGCAAGTTTGAAAGAACTACAAGCAAAGATGAAAGAGCGAGAAGGATTCTTGAAATCGGTTCCCGATAATACAACTATTGTAGACGATAACACTGGGGAGATCATAACACTGCACCCTGCGGTTAAAATGGCAAAACAAAGTTACACAATTAAATTCAAATAAAAATGGCAAATACAATTACTGGCAAAATTTCCTACATAGGACCTATTCAGGAAATTCCTTCCAAAAACGGCGGTAATCCTTTTGTGAAAAGAGAAGTAGTTATTGATTCTACGCGGTTCGATCCATACACTGGAGAACGTGATAAATTCGAAAATTTTCCAATGTTTGAATTTTCGGGAGACAGATGTGCTGAGCTTAACAATTTCCAAATAAATGACATTGTTACTGTTTCTTTCGAAATACAAGGAAGGAAATGGATTGATGCACAAGGGAAAACTAAATATATAAATTCCATAAGAGGATATAAAATAGAAGCAAGACAGCAAAGGTCATCACAGCCTGCTTCGCAACAGCAAGTGGTATATCAACAACCACAACAGAATTATGTTCCACCTATGCCGCCTAATACTCCAATTCAAGACGAACTACCTTTTTAATATTGCATTATGTTATTTGACCCCAAAAATCCTTTTGATAGAAAACGAGCCGAGGCCTATTACAATAAATTAATGTCCGGCACCGATTCATTCGAAATAACAAAAAAAACTAAGAAAAGATCGTTATCACAGAATGCTCTTTTTCACATGTGGGTGCAAGTAATAGCCGACCATGCCGGCTACACCTCTTTTGATAACTGCAAGAGAGATATAAAAAGAGCTCTTCTTGGGACAAAAGAGGAAGCGAACCGATTTACGGGAGAAATTCAACAAGTCGATTACAAAACATCTGAAATGAGCACTTCCGAATTATCTTCATTCATGGACAAGATGAAAATCTGGGCTCAATCAGAGTTAGGATGCTATCTACCCTACTTTGGTGATCCTGGCTATGAAGAGATGGCATCAGAGTATAATGGAAAAAGAATTTAAAGCACTGTACATAGCACAAACACCTACCCGATTGGGATGCAACAAAAAAAAGAAAATGGCTTATGAAACAACATCAACTCCCCGACTACCTGATAAAATCATTTCTTCGACATGTATCAAAAATTGTAGATCATGTAGAAGATAAAGGCTGTAGTCGGGTAGCTGATGCAGTTCGACTAACCAAGAAGGATTTAAAGAAAATTGAATCACTTATTTCCAAATAAGAAAAATATGGAACTATGAGAGTAATACATGTTCATTTGATCTTTAAAAAACAAGATCATTTCTTTGGTAGTATTTCTGCCATATTTGATTATTTGAGTGAAGATGATATTGGGATGGCAAAATCCACCCTTATTCATTCTTTAAGCTCCTACACAATATGTACGGGGAGAGCAATAATAAAGAGACGGGAGATACTAAGGTGTAAACATAAGTAGAACTTCATGCGGTTAATAATTTAGGTTTTCACCCCCTGCCGTTCGTGAGAATATGCAGGGTGTTTAGGGGCGAAAGGTAGTAGATGTATATTAGATTGGTTCGATTCCGATCCGCCCCACATTGATATTGGAATTATGGATTTTGGATATGATATTCCGGATTTTGAACCGGATGATTACGACAATTACAATTATGATTAAGAAAGACAGAGTAATAGGAATAGATCCCGATTGTGACAAATCAGGAGTTACAGAGCTTCATGTTAAATCAAGGTGTTTAAACGTGACTAATCTTTCATTTCCTCTCCTTGTTGACTACTTAAAGTACATGAAAGAGGATTTTGTTGATCGTCAAAAAGAATCTATCATAGTCGTTGTCGAGGCCGGCTGGATGAATGAAAGCAACTGGCACGCTACACGCTCCACTCCGGCTGCTGCAGCTAAAATAGGTCAGAATACTGGTCGAAACCATGAGGTCGCTCGCAAAATAGCTGAAATGGCAAGGCATATAGGACTGGAAGTTGACGAAATTAGACCTCTTAGAAAATGCTGGAAGGGTAAAGACGGGAAGATAACTCAAGAAGAACTATCAAAGATCGTTGGGGGATTGGATAAGAGGTTAAATCAGGATGCCAGGGATTCCTGCATCCTATCATGGGTTTATGCAGGATTACCAATAAAATTATAATATGGCTAAGAAAGAAATTACTCATGCAAGGTGTAGTGATTGCATACACTCTAAAGTGTTCTCAGAACTGGTCATTACCTGCAAAGAGAAGAATGTAAACTTGGTAGGGAACGCAATTAGGATATGCTTATTGTTCAAAAAGAAATAGCAAAAAGAAAATATGAAAAGTTATCAATATGAAGAAATTGTCTTTTGGCTATCATTCATATCCTACCAGATTAGCTACATAGCCGGTTTCGATATTTGGGTACAAAATCTATTGCTTATCAATGCTCTTGTAAATATGTGCTGCGCTATTTATTACGCTTATAAGCATAGAAAAGACGATGACATAAAAGATTAGTTTTCATTATACAATCGAATGTCTAATTTTTAAAATCTACATTAATATGGATATAAAGAAGATGTCAAATATCGATCTCAAATATGGTATAGACCGTTGCAATGCAAGGCTTTACGGTATTATGCCAATGGGACATATGAATAAGGATAGGTGCGTAAAGGCACTTGAAGAATATAGAAAAGAACTGTTGAACAGAGGAATAATATATTGATCATGAAAGAGGGATATATCCCAATTAGCAGAAAGCTATTTGAGCATCCTTTTTGGAGCGAAAAGCGAGAATTCAGTTATGCCGAAGCGTGGATCGACATTTTGAGACTAGTACGGTTTGAGGCGAATTCGACCAAGATGCTGATTGGGGGCAAAGCAGTAGAAATCCATAGAGGGGAATACCCCGCATCATTGAGGCGATTAGCCGACTTGTGGGGATGGTCGAAAAACAAAGTTGACAAGTTCCTGGATCTGCTAATATCCGAAGGCATGATAACAAAAAGGACAGCTGAAGGGACAAAGCAGACAGTTATAACAGTCTGTAATTTTGATAAATACAATATCATTCCCAAAAATCCGGGACAACTCGCGGGACAAAACCGGGACAACGTCGGGACAACGTCGGGACAACGTCGGGACAAATCTAATAAAGATAATAATATTAATAATATTAATAATAATATCCCCCCTACCCCCCAAGAGGGGGACGTTGCATCTGGCAAAACTTGGAGAGATGATTTTGATATTTACCTCTCGGAAGTAACAGAAGCATTTGAAAAAATATCTTCCGACAAAGAGTTTATAAAAAACAGACAAAAATATCATCCAGAGTTGGACATCGTATTGTCCCTAAAAAAAGCATTTGAAGACTATTGGAGCCAAGAAGCCGGTTGGAAAAGGAAAAAGATCAGCAAGACCAAAAACATCGATTGGGTTAGCACATTCAAAAAGGCCTTAGACCAACCGCAAAATAAAGTCTATAAACAAAGAAATGTCAATCCGGAGCCGGAGCAGCTTACGCCGCTACAGGAAAGGTTTAGAAAATTCTTGGAGGACAATGGCCCTTTGTTGTTGAAAATGCCTTCACAGCCCACAGATCAAGAAGTTGAATCTCTTGCGAAGATGAATAAGAGTATGCTGACAGATATAGTGAGAAAAATAAACAACGACAGCTATATCACCCGCTATAAAAACAGTGTATACCAAACAATCATGGAAATTAAAAAGAAAGAGTATGGATAACAGAGTTATGCCGCATGATACAGATGCTGAAAAAGTAGTTTTGGGAACAATTATGTCCGATCGCAATGCACTGAACGAGGTGAGAGAAATATTGTCTCCTAATTGTTTCTATGATAACTTAAACAATCAAGTCTACAAAGCCATTATCGCAATAGACTCCAGAGGAGAAAGTCCAGACTTGATCACTGTCACAAACGAAATGAGAAAAAAGAACGAATCCGTCGATTTGTTTGCTATCAGTCAGATTTCGAGTTATTACACAAACGATATTTACCAACATGCAGCATTATTGCATGATAAGGAGAAAAGGCGCAGATTTATAGAAATCGGCATGACCATGCAGAATAAAGCCTTCAGCGAATCGGAAGATATCGTCGATATCATGTCAGAAGCGGAAGAATCCCTTAAATCCGTGTTCCAATCTTCAAAAAGCAATATGTCTACAATTGACGATGCTGTACGTGAAGTGACAAAACAAATGGAGTTTAATTCATCCGGTGATAAAAAACTGACTGGAACCCCCACCGGATTCTCAAAAATTGACGGGAGAAGCGGAGGATTACAAAAATCCGATTTGATTATCATTGCGGCTGATACATCTTCCGGTAAGACGAGTTTATCAATAGCATTTGCCCTTTCTTCGGCTTGTTATGGGGACGGAGTGGCATTTTACTCTATGGAAATGAAGAAAGAGCAAATCGCCGCTAGGATGATCTCAATCGAATCAGGAATACCCGCAAATGAGATCATGTATTCACGCCTTTCACCGGAGCAATTCGACAGGATAGACAGAGGCATTGGAAAACTTGCCGGAAAACCTGTTTTTTTTGACGATAGGAGCACTTCTAACATTGATACGATACTCGCATCCATTAGAACAATGAAGCTGAAATACGGCATCACAGGGGCTATTGTGGATTACTTGCAAATTCTAACAGTAAACATGAAAGGGAGCAATAAGGAGCAAATGATGGGAGAAGCAGCAAGACGATTGAAAAATTTAGCAAAAGAACTGGACATTTGGATAATTGCTTTATCACAACTAAACAGGGATTCCATTAATCCTATCCCTTCTCTTGCCCGCCTTCGCGATTCCGGGCAGATCGGGGAAGCTGCAGATGTTGTCATTTTGATTTATAGGCCGGAATTATATGGCAAATTTTACCCTGAGCCTTTTCAAAATGCAGAAACGAAAGGAACCGCAATGATCGATATTGCGAAAGGCAGAAATATTGGCCTTGAGAAATTTATTGTTCAATTCAGCCCTAAAACAACTCATTTTTATGAAATGGATCAATCTTATAGACTTGTAGAAGAAAATGACGCTCCTTTTTAAGCGACCAATATCATGAAAATAAACGTATTCAACACCCAATGCCGTATCGGTAGCAAAGTCCGATACAAGGGTAAAATCAGAGAAGTGTATGACATCAATCGAATCACTCACGAACTGTGTTTATCAAGAAGTGCTAAATGGATAAGATGCACAGAAGTAGAATTATTAACTCATAGATATGAAACAATATAACAGTTGGGACGAAATAGACAAGGATACCGGCGGTCTTGTTACGAGTCTGACATATATCGTCCTATTCGTCAACGACCAAGTGTATAATTTCGAAATGCAGCTTTCCGATCACATCAAGGGATGCGGACTTTATCGCCAAAAGGTCAAAATGCTGATCAACAGCATGGACCGCCAAATGGCCGCATACAATAGGCAAATATGCAGAACCGCAGGTGTAAACGCGGAAGCCATGGCCCTCATTACGCAGAGCATGGAGGACGATATCAAGCCTCATATAGATCGCTATGGATTTACCGTCAGCCAGGCATTGCATAATGCCGGATGCCATGAAGATTTGAATAAAGCCCTTTCCATTTGCTCTACGGTGGACATGTTATGCCAGACATCCCAAATTACCATCCGGGATTTCTTTACCGCCATAAGCAAATATGCCCCATTGGCTTACAATCCCCTTCAGTATCTCACCATGGATAAGATGCTGCACTTTGCAAGGGAGCTTACAGAGGTACTTACCCCCAAAGAGATACATGTGAATTTGAATGAGTTGCCAGAAATTGCAAACGCTTTTCAGGCCATAGCAAATAATATGCTTAGGGCGGAAGTATTTGAAAAAGCGTTTGAATCATGCGAAAAATGACAAAAAAGATGAAATATGAAAGATTGGATAGAAGAAGAAGAAATAAAGCGCCTCGAAAAGGAGCGCGACAGGAATTTGGCAATACACTGTGACTATGTGGCTGCTAAGTATCAAAGGATGATTGATAAGATTAAGATCAAGAAAGAAGATAAAAATTAAAAAGAATATGAATATGAACGAATTTATGACTATACCAGGAACAACTTATATTGTCACTCCTGATTTAAAAATAATCAACTCAAAAACAAATAAGGAAAACCGTTGTACTAATATATCTGTATTAATGGATGATGGCCTTAGGCACGGTTTTAGACGTGAACGCCTAATCTATGCGGCCAAAAACAATATTAACCCGTTGCATATACCTAAATATATTATTGTCAATAAAAACGGAGATGGGATGGAGAGGTATGATTTTTATAAAAAGCACAAAAGAGGGAGTGTAAAGTGTAGATATCCGTTTGATGTTAATGAGTATGAAAAACTAATTGATTGCCTGAAAAAAAAGGAACGTCCTTTATTTATTATGAATTACATTAAAGATATAGAAAATTATTGCAAGTTTCATTTGGAGGTATCGAATGAAGAAGCGTACGAATTAGCAATAAGCGCGATTATGGCAACAATTGATAATGTGGAAAATGGCGTCTTTCCGCAATCTATAATAGGATATATACTAGGAACCTCTAAGAAAATGCTTTCCGCAAGAATAAAATATAATAAAACATTTCTTAACAAGCTCGATAAACGATATGAATAAGGACGACTTATTTAAGGTGTTTTTAATAAATGACCTGATGGATTTGCCTAATGCCGTTACTAAAATTTTAGATATGGATTTAGAAGATAGGAATAAAATATACCGAGAGTTGATTAGACTGAACGATAACGATTTGTCTTATGACTGGTTTCAAGAAGTTTACGAAAGTGATTTATCTGAAAGAAAGCAAAAAAAACAGGACTTCACACCAAATTCTCTGGGAGTATTATGTTCATTACTAACATCTCAAACCGGAAGTATACATGAACCTACTGCCGGAAATGGATCTATGATCATTGCGGATTGGTGGCAACGTTGTACGAAATTATTACCCTGGGAACATTTCCCATCTCAGAATATTGTATCATGTTGGGAATTATCTGATAGATCAATTCCTATACTTCTTTTAAACTTATCGATTAGAGGAATTATGGGGTATGTTTATCACGGGGATGTATTAACAAAAGAAGTTAAGCAGAAGTATATCCTTCTTAATCGCAAAGATGATACACTTTCCTTTTCGGAAATAATAAAAGCAGATACTAATGCTAAAATAGTACAAGAATTATGAAATTAAATGATGTATATAATAAATGGTTGTCTGTCAAGAGAAGACAAGTTAAGGAATCAACACTAAGCTGTTATCAGCTCATATATATAAAGATACTGGCTCCTAGATTTGGATCTACAGATGTGGAGACCATGAATAAGAAGGTTGTTACAACATTTCTTTATGAACTTCTTGATTCAGGCACTAAGTCAAAGAAATACTGCTCAGATATCCTTATAGTCATAAAGATGCTTATTCGCTACGCTGGTGACGAATTGGACATCAATGTTCCCGATACAGCTTGGAAGGTTATTTGGCCAACCAATAATAAGGTTGGCGTTTCAAAATTAGAACGTTACACGCAAGAAGAATATCGTAAAATTGTTGAGTATGTTATGGATAATCCATCACCTCGCAATTTAGGCATTTTATTAACAATATGCACAGGCATGAGGATTGGCGAAATTTGTGCGTTACAGTGGCGGGATATAGATATTGTTGGCAATACAATTCATGTCAATAAAACAATGGAGCGCATATATCTTCCTGGAAATATCGGTACCGACAGGAAAAAGACGGTGGTTGAGATAGGAGCTCCTAAAACTAGTTCATCAGATAGGCACATACCTATTCTTAAAAATATTTTACCCATTGTGAAAAAGTTCTATGCCGTATGTAAGCCAGATTATTATGTTTGCACCTGCTCTGAGGATTTTATCGAACCTCGAACTTTACGTACATATTATCGAATTTTTATTCTTGAAAAAGTAAAGTTAAATCATTGCATTAAATTTCATGGATTGCGACATACTTTTGCAAGTACCTTGATTGAAAATAAAGTCGATGTTAAAACTGTATCCACAATTCTAGGACATTCGGATATAAGTACAACCCTCAATGTATACGTACACCCATCAAATGAAGCCAAAATATGCGCTGTTAATGGAGGCTTAAAAGGAATATTCAGATAGTTTGGATACGGAATAATAAGAAAGAAGATAATAATTAAAAAATTATGAACAGCAACGCACATGAATATAAGGTCAATGCCACCAAAGTAGCATTGCATCTGCTACGAGAGCCCGACATATTCGAAACGAATATGAAATTGTTTTGCGCTAAAGATCTTGAAGATGCTTTTATAGCTGGTGCAGAGTGGCAATCAAGGCAAATGGCATGGATAAGTGTGAACGATAAACTGCCCGAATACGGACATATCATTGACGATCTCACTATTTATTCTCACACAAAAAATGTGATTGTGCTTTATAAAAATGGATGTATTGGAAAAGGGAAACGCATTTATGTGAATGAGATAAATAAGAAAGGCTGGCAATGGTCTTGCTTAAAAGGTGAAGATATTACCCATTGGATGTATTTCCCGGATTAACGAACAATTAAATAAAGAATAATATAATGAACCTAAAACAATTCAAATATTGGCTAAGGATAAACGGTTTTCGTCCGGAGCAGTTCGGAACCGGCACAAAGTGGAATCCGATTAAGTTAACAACTAAAAAAGAATGAATATAAAAACAATGAATATAAAAACAATGAATATAAAAACAATATCATTTAATACTCCTGACTCCGATATTTTCAAAAAGATAGTAGGTGTTGCTAAGACCGGTTTCTTTGATGGGCGCTCAACGACCACTTATTTTGAGGAATGTCGATGGTTCGTGGAACGATATGAATGTATTATGGTCTTTACGCGTGATATAGGCTATCATACGAGTGGCTGGTGGAAAAATCCCGATTACGAACGCTGTTATCACTTGTCTATCTCTTTTCCTGGAGGAAGGAATAACAAGAAACTGGAACATATCCTCAATAAATTTTTTGGAAATAACAAACGGTTGTTATGGTGTGAGCCTCCATATAGCGAGGAAGGTAAAAAGGCTGGGGTATATCATTATCGGCTCTTTTGCGATGAAAATTGGCAGCCAATATTTCCACGTGGTGAGGTCTATTCTACACAGTTTACCGAAATGGGTTGGAAATCATTTTCTGAATTACATCGAATAATTTAAAACTTAAAAAAAATGTGAGTCATGGACAAGAAGAGATTGGAAGCTCATATGAATGATGGGAAAACAGAATACGTGATGTGCGCAGCAATTCATGTGGATGATGGAGAATCTTATTCGTATCAGCCATACAATATTGATACTGGCATTGTGCTATGTGGGTGGAGACATCCCGGAATATTCCAACAGGCAGCACTTTTAAAAATGCCAGATAGCAGTAAAGCGATACAAGGATTTCTTACTACTAAGAATAGATTTTTAACCAGAAAAGAAGCTTATGCGCTGGTTAAAGAAACAGGACAATTAAAGCAGCCTCTTATAGGTGGTATGTTAACTTCAGAGGATTTGTGGTAACAAATTACTAAATAATTATGAGTGATTTATACTTCAACGATAAACGCTTTGTCGGCTACAGTAAGATTAGTGATGTATTTTTTCTGCTTCCGGCAATAATGTGGTACATGGAGCGAGAAAGGATTAAAGACGCAGACTCGCTCGTGATATGTGTGCATTGGCTTTGTTTTCAGTGCGGGTTATTTATTAGGTGTAAAAGAAAAATTAAAAATATATGAATATAGGTTTACTTGCTGTCGATAGTACTTATCCGAACCTGGCACTGATGAAGATAAGCACCTACCATAAGGCGCTTGGCGATAATGTGGAATGGTATAACCCTCTCTGTCACTACGATAAAGTGTACATGGCGAAAGTTTTTTCCTTTACTTCTGATTATGGTTACTACATCAATGCAGATCAGGTTGAAAAAGGTGGGACCGGTTATGATATTTCAAAAATACTTCCGGTAGAAATAGACCGCTTGCAACCAGATTACAGCCTGTACCCTTCTGTTGATAGCAAAACAGCTTACGGCTTCTTGACACGTGGATGTCCGAACAGGTGTAAATGGTGTGTGGTTCCGACCAAGGAGGGAAACATTGTTCCCTACATGGATATTGAAGAGATAGCTATCGACGGAAGGAAGAACATTATCTTAATGGATAACAATGTGCTTGCTTCCGATTATGGGCTGGAGCAGATAGAGAAGATTATCCATTTAGGTCTTCGGGTAGATTTTAATCAGGCTTTGGATGCTCGTCTGGTGACGGATGACATTGCAAAGATGCTGGTAAAAGTCAAATGGATAAAACGTATCCGATTCGGATGCGATACTCCGGGGCAGATAGCGGAGGTTGAACGGGCTGCAAAATTGATTGATAAGTATGGTTTCAATGGTGAATATTTCCTGTATTGCATTTTGATGGACTTTGAAGAGAGCTTTCGCCGGGTAAATTACTGGAAAGGCGTAAGCAAACGGTTTGTCCCTCATGCCCAACCTTATCGCGATTTGGGCAATCCAAGGCAAATCATCCCCCAATGGCAAAAAGACATGGCGCATTGGGTAGACAGGAAAGAACTTTACCGAAGCTGCGAGTTTAAAGACTTTGAACCCCGCAAAGGGTTTAGGTGTAATGAGTATTTTATTAATAACTAAAAAGAAATGAACGATATACTATTCAGGAAAATAAAAAGAGCTAACAGTAAATATGCTGAATACTTATCAGCTTGCGATAAAGTAGCTAAAGCAGCCCAAAAGCATATAAACTGGAATAATAACGTAGGTTGTGCCTATATACCGGGTGACGGTCTTTGTGTGGAGATTGAAGCACATGTTTGTCCGGTTACAAGATTTTTTGAGCTACCTGAGATTATCGGTAATGATATGATTGATGAATACACATATCGAACAAATTGTATTTAACGAATAACTAAAAAAAGATGAAAGTTGAAAAGTTACTGATAGGACGACTATATAAATGTACCTATCCTAACAGGGAAGGTGAATATGTATATGTCGGTGAGCATCTGATTGGGTATTGTTTCAATGGATGTGGAGGAAATCGAAACATAGCCATGAGTGAAAGAATGGTTGAAAAGTACATCCATGAGACGGATTAGGCTCATTTCACGAAAGTAATTGACTTATACGAACATACAGGATGGTGCATATCCTTAGATGGAGTTAATCCGTACGATTTATTAGATTCAGAGATATGCCAAGGGTGTATTATTGGGAATGTTTTTGATAATCCTGAATTTCTGAAGGATAACTTGTAACTTCTCAAAAAAAATATCGGACACATTATGCAGAAGAGACTAAACTAATGCCTGAACAAGTCTTGACTTGGCTATTACAGTACATCTGCTTGATAGTCTACTTGCCTATATAGCCTCATAACAGGCACATCAGCCTCCTTAGCTGGCACACCTTCTCATTGAAGTTGACCGGCTCAAAGTCAAGGGAGTCAACCAGGCGGTCAATCTCGCGTCTGGCTGACTCCCTTTTTAATTTTCTTATTTCTTTTTTATTCGCTTTACGCATAGCTTTTCCCGTTTATGTTTGCGGCAGTCGCATATAAACAACTGCACATCCTCGTACAACATCCTACCTAAATAACCGGCCAAATACGCCACTTCTTCACCTCCTATAGGCATTTTAAATGCCGTAGCTATATGATCCTCCAAATGGCGGCATTCGTGCTTTAGGGAGTTTAAAAACTCTTCCGGTGACGAAGTCTTGCTTATGACCATTACAGATTTCCGTAGCTTGTAATTGGAGTACGTGACACCGGTATCAAGTTTGCATGACACCAAATTATTGTAAGCCTCTCTTGCCTTGTCTTTCGGACAATCTATTGATTTCAACAAACCTATGATCTCTTCCGTATAATAGCAGGTGACACGATAAAATATATGCACCTGCCAATCGTACTTCTTTATGTATAGGCCTCTTCTTATCATATTTACATCATTTCATCCCAAATAATAGGCGTTCCAGAACCGATGCAATCAGCGTAGAAACGAGTAAACACAATACCATCGTAAGCATCCGGATCGTCGCAAACGTTCTTCACGTATAAAGCAGCATATTGATCGTGGGGAACGGAGGAACCAAGAAAATCAGCCTTGCACATATTGGCAACATACACATAGTCATAGCCGCCTTTCTTCTTTACATCGACGTTATATTTTTTAAGCATTTCGTCGATCTGCTCTTTTGTCCAGGGCTGTACCTTTATTTTCTTGCCAGTTCCATCTTCTTTTTCCATCATGGAAATAGCCCAATCACACATAGCCTTAGAAAAATGCCAGCCATATGCGCTTAAATAAGCTTTCATCCCCGAAGGAAAATCATCGTACATATCTAATCTCATATCTTTACTTTTTAAGAAGGGGCACAATGTCCCCTTCTGATTTAACGTCTGCGTCTGCGGTATTCCCCGGCATACCGTCCGGTTCCTCTCACGCCGCGCCTTTCACCGAAACCTTCTCCACCGCGTCTCCACATATCGCGGAATTCATCGTCGTCGTCATCGTCATCGTCTCGGAATCCCATACCGCCTTCCATTGCTTTTCTCTTGCCTTCCTTGCAACCAAGTTTATAGGCTTCTTCTATCGCTTCCATCAAGTCTTCGTCTTCATAAGCATCGAACTCTCTGAAAAGCTCTTCAAGTTTTCTATTTGATCCCATAATTATTACTTTTTAGTTGTTTCCTTAACTCCAAGCTGTTGCATCAATTGCTTGTTTAGCTCCATAAGTTCAGACATGTTCTTGCTCATATCAGACATCTGGGCCTTAAGGGTGTTGATTTCCTGTTCTTGACGTTGCTTTTCTGCAAACTCAGGATTGATCATTGTCAACATCTCATCGCAGGATGCTATCACGCTGAGGTCATAGTCCCGACTGTTAACCCTATCCAATCTTTTTTGTTTTATCATGGATATTTCATTGTTCATCGCATCGCGGGAACATGAGACAACAAGATTCCCGTTTTGCCCAAAGTCGGCTATATCACTACCGGAAGGAAGATTCTGAAACGTCGTGTTCTGACCATTAATATTAGCCACGACATCTACGACCATCTCCATCTGAGGTATCTGCCCCATAGGAGCGGGCATAGGATATTTAGGCTTGGGTGCAGAAACGCTTACCACAGAACCAATCTCTATGAAATGTTTGGCTTCCTTATGAAGAATATACAACTGATTATTTACTCGAAGATTCTGAAACATGATTGTTTGATTTTAAAGGAGTGTGGTTATTGCAATTTTTACAACAACCACAGAGCTCCATGTTAATTACTACTTGCTTCGCAAAGAAGCCGTTTCTGCTGTAGGAGCCGGAGTAGTTGTCGGTCTATATCCACCATTAACAAGATACAATTCGTTCGTGTATTTGTTGTAATGGATCTCATAGATACCCGGACCGGCAAGGTTCTCTACTCGCACAGGCACATCGCCGTAAGCCATCAACGGTCTCGTGTCCCCGTTCGTCCCTATCAGAATGGGCAGTGTTGCTGTTGTTCCAGCCGGGATAGCTTGACGGATATTGACATAGAAACCGCCTACATAATCCCGGTTACGAAACGCATGGTTCGGAAGCTCTAATGTCACGTTCTCCGTCCCTACCGTCACAGCCACCGTTGGCAAGGTGTTAAAGTTTGCCCTGCCAAGTGAAGGGAACGGAAAAGGAAATCCTGTAAAAAAGTTAGGCCACATAATTACCTCCTTTCTTACCCGGATCAACCCCAGTAGTTATTGCAACCACATCCGTAACCGCCGCGTCCATAAGCCGCGTCACCGGCATAAGCACCGAAAGCGGCCGCACGATAGGTTTCCGGGTTATACACCTGCAACTGTGGATAAGGAACGGATACCGTTGGAGGCATCTTGCACTTGATACCGTCTACATCACTTTGCAATGCCTGCAAGCCGGCTACCAACGGCGCGATCTGCTGACCGAAGTTGCTCAAGATTGTCGCATTCTGATTACGCTGAGAGATTTCCCCCTCCAAAACTGCAATTCTTGCATCCCTTGCAGCAAGGGCTTCCTGCTGACGGCGTGCCTCTGCGGCATCCATCTTGGCTACAATAGCCTGAAATCCTTCACGGTAAGCGTCCGACAAAGAACGAGTATTCCCTTCCATTGTACGTGTAAGCGTATTCATGTTTTCGCAACTCGCTAAGCGACTTTCATACCCCTGTCGTTCAATCGCAGTCTGCGTTTTGCAGCAACAATCGACTAATTGAGCAGAGATAGATTGATTGCCCTGCATAATTGCAGTAATGATACTGTTGGTATTCTGTCCCATCTGATTGCCTAGACCGCATATAGCCTGAGATACAGAGTTAATACCAGCAAGGATTTGGTCTGAAGATAAATTCAACGCCTGGGCAAGTGATGCGATGTCCACACCGTTGCGATTAAGCATTTGCATAATCATGTCTCTTCCTTCATTGGCACCCTGATTGTTGTTTCCTCCAAAACCGAAGTTGCCGTTGCCAAAGATGGCAGCAATCACAATCAACACAATAATGTCCTGAAAACCGCCGTTGTTCCCGAAGAAACCACCGTTACCGCCTCCACCGTTCATTAATCCCATGAGGTAACCTGTGTCAATACCCCTGTTCTGTAAAGACGGAAGGATTGATGCAAGTAAGCCGTTACTCGTTCCACCTGCCCCGTCTTGATTAAATACATAAGTTTTTTCCATTGTATTTTAAATCTTAGTTACGGTCAATATCAACCGCATCGCAAATGTCGCAAAACAGTAATTGTATTGAATGGTAGAATGTTGTAGGATTGTTGTAAAGTTGTTGTTAAACTGTCTGATTTTTTACTTGTTCCCTTTACCGATTAAAAAATTTACGGATCATTTGATAATTTCGGCGGGAAAAGCTTGATGCGCCGGGAATCATATCCTATTCAAAAAAATACGCTGCCAATTTCTTGACAGCGTACAAATTCTAAGGGAAGCTATAATGATATTGAAAGGAGCTCTTCACCTAACTTGTGTAATGCCTTTTCTAATTTCAAATTTTGCTCTGGCTTAGGGTTTCTATTACCAGACGCATAATGCCACAATTGCTTTTGATTGATACCAGTAATACGCTCTAATCCGGCTTTTGTAAATATGCCAGAATAAAAATCCAAGAGGGATTTTACATCCATTTTGAAAATTAATTCATAATCCCCTTTGAGTTCTTCCGGTATATCGCAACCAAGTTCTTTGCATTCAACGATAAAAGCTTCTATGGCTTCTATCATATTCATTTTTATTTCATCCACGGTCTTTCCGGTGGCAACTATGCCTCCAAGGCCTTCAATAAAAGCAGAATAATTATTTTCTGCTCTTTCAATAATAATTTTCAATGATTTATTTTCCATATTGTGCCACATAAAACTTAATAATGCCTTCTTATTAAAAGAGGTACGGAAACAGCAGGACTATTTAAGCCCTGCTTCCCTTAAAATGGAATTTAATGTCCCGTCTTTCAGATCATTGCTTAGGTTGCCCGGTATAACTATAGGCCTTCTGGCTCCTTTCTTATAAAATATCCGGTGATCCCCACGCATTCGGATGAATTCCCATCCATTATCTTCAAGCATGGAAATTACTTCCTTCACTTTCATTACCACGTGTACCTCCTTTTTTAATTTAAAAGTACCCTTCTTACAACGAAGAATCGACAGCACAAAGATAACTATTTTTCTACTATTAGCAAATAAAATGATAACTATTTTTCTACAAAAGCAAAATAATTACACAAGTTCTATCTATAGGCATATTTCACCGCTTTTTCTTTGCAGTTTCAGAAAAAAGGCGTATGTTTGCGGTGTCTAAATTTTCAAAGCGGTACGTTACCGCTGGCTTATGTCAGCGTTTTTTGTGCCCATACATATACGATATTGTTATATAATAATATAACTGCGCCGTGTCGTGGAGTAGAAATACCCACGGAGTTTTGCTTTGAAGACTTAGACAACACGTAGCGCAGTTTTTTTATGTCTAAATTTCAAAGTTATGTCAAATTTAATCTTATCAAAGGAAAGTAGCGAAAGCCAAATCAAGCGTTATTTTAACGCAGTTCTTGAATTGTCTAAATCAGACAATCAGTTCCCTGTAAATCTTGACGAAGTTTGGCCGCTGGTCTATACAAGAAGAGATTCAGCAATAGATGCACTGAAAAGAGATTTTATAGAAAATGATGATTTTATCACCGTCCGGAATCAACCGGAAGGAGGAAAACTTGCTTCGGAATCTACCGGAGCAAGTTGGGGAGGCAATAACAAGCTTGATTATATGCTTACTGTTTCCTGTCTTGAATACTTCATTGTTAAGAAAGTCCGTCCCGTTTTCGAGGTCTACCGTCAAGTTTTCCACAAAACAGCTAACAAATCTTTGCCAACTTCCCGTAAACGTTCCACCGGACTTACAACAAAAGTAAAGGCTTCACTTATGTGGATAGAGGGCGTAAGTCGGTATCTAAATCTGAACGACGCTTCAAAACTCGGATTATTAAAGCAGGTAGCCGAACCGTTAGGCCTCCCTACTCCCGACTACACTCCATCGAAAGGAATCCTCAAATCGGCCAGTGCTTTATTGAAAGAAAACGGTTCATCTATGAGTGCACAGCAGTTCAATGCGAAACTAATAGAGAAAGGATATCTTAAGGAGATAACCCGGCTATCCTCAAAGGGTGGAACAAAGAAATTTAAATCCATTACAGATAAAGGAACTTCATTTGGAGAGAACCAGGTGAACCCAAACAATCCGAAAGAGACACAACCTTTATATTACGAGGACAAATTTGCAGAACTTCTTCAAATTATTAAGATAGCATAATAGCATTATAACTTAGACATTTAGAGGTACGGCGTAAGGACGTACAGCCAATATTATACCAATTAATAAACCAAAAAAATAATTACAAAATCATGGAATTTAAAGATTTAGCAACAAAGTTCGAAGGTCTTACAGCAGATCAAGTAGGGGTATTAGCAGAGTTCAGCAAAGATATTTTAGATGATGCAGGCATATTCGGTTTACCTTCCTGTCTGCTGGGATTAATTCAAGATATACTCAATATAGACGAATTTGATATTGAAGAAAATAGGTTTACAATAAGATCACTCTTACATATTGTAAAATTAGTCAATGATTTAAATATGCAATGTTGGTTTGAACATAAAACCCCGTTCGGACTTACAGGCATTAGAAATGACAACCAATATGTCGGATTAGATAACGAGACTAAAATAATAGCATCATGATTGCTACATAAATAACATAGACCCGCATGTTGGGGCTTCGTACCCGGCGTATCACGTTTGGAGGGCTGTTTAACACACAAAGTTATTCGGCCCTTCGTTATATCTATTATGATCAGATAAAAATAGGGGATTCCTGTACATCCCCTTAAAACAGCATTACGCCAATTTCTTGTCATCTATCAAGAAAGAAAAGAAACGAGAATTTTTAGGATAAATCCTCTTCCCATTTTTCACAATATATCGACAGAAAATACGGATTTTGCCGTCTTTTTGCGTTTGATCTTTCACATTAACACCTCCTTTCCGATTTGTCCACCGACCTGTATCGGCAAACTATATTAGTTACACCCTGTCAAGCATAACTAAAAAAGCCCAAAGCTACAGGACTATGGGCTTATGTCTTTTTCTCTGAAGGGAGATAGGACGGAGGTGGCGAATGACAGTTCGCCGGATTGGAGGTGTTAATGTTCCAATCAAACGCATTGCAAATATATAAGTTGAAACTATAATAACGATATACGGTTAGCAATATTTAAGTATAATTTACAAACACCTTAATGGCATATCAAGCGACTCACGTATATTCCTAACTATAACCTTTAGCAGATAATTTCTGCGTATTCTGTCAGGGTAGATATTTTTCAACTTGTTGATCGATTGCTGCGTAAATCCGGTAAATGACGATATTTGAGATTCACTGAATTTATATTCAGATAGTATAACAACCATGATACCGCGTGAATCAACAATATCACTTCGTTTACACTTTGACAGTATCAGGTCTTCTGATACTTCTGTCTCTTTAGAGACAATTCTTAATATTTTGGCAAAGATTTCAGATTTACACATAATGTTTGAATTTTAGTTATATCTTTGCCTTTGCTACATAAAACTTATCGCACATAATGCAACAAAAGCATAGACATTCATGTTGAAGATATTAAGTCCCCAACGTGCGAGTGTCTATGCTTGTGTATCAGTTTTATGTAGCAGTTAAACGTGATACGTTGGGGGCTTTTATTTTACTTCCCAGCCCCATAGGAAGAGACTATGAACAAAAGTCTACTGCTTCAGTTTGTAAACCATCCGGCCAACAACGATCAGTATTATGACAATGACAGCCGCCATCGCCCAGCCGCCTACTTCTATCTTCATCCGTTGCCAGACTGTCAGCCTCTTTTCGATTTCAACCGGGTATGGTACTCGGATAGTATCTGTTCGGTTTATATATAGCGTGTCTACCCTGTCCTTGTACTTATAGATGTACCTGTACCGATATTCGGCAACGGTATCGCCTCTTTGAATTACAGAGACCGAATCATGTATAAGCACGCTATCGATCCGGGCCGAGTTAAAGAACACGCTATCAATTCTGACCGTTTCAACCGGGACATAACGGACTTGCGTACGGCAAGATGTAAGCATACAGATCAGTGCTATTATCAATAACCCGATCAAACCACCTAATAATTCGTCTTTGTCTCTTTCGTCCATCATAACAAGCTCCATCCGTCAATCACATCTGGCATATCAGCCTCTACCCCATTCTCCACACGGCTCATACCTGCCACAATACGGATCATCTGCTCACGGTCATTTACATTGATCGGATCGTCGGCCGGGATTCCGGCATAATCAGATACAGCCATAATGTAGGCTTCCGTATGGTTATTATCCTCCGGTGGGGCCCAACGGGTAATCAGCTTACGGATAGTGTCGAGCTTGTAATTTTTGAAGTAGTTAGATAATATTTTAAACATAGCCCGGTATCCGTAAGCCATTGTTGTAAATTGCTTAAACGACTTATCCTCACTGGGCCTTACTTCTCCTTGGAACAAGTCGTTATTAATCCGAATATTACCAGGATTGTTATTTCTAAGTCCTCTTGCTGTCATAATATATTACTCCATTATCTAAATTAAACTTGTCTAAAACTCACTGGGTGGCTCTCGATCTGGACATCCATGTTTATTACATTTCCGAAAATCAAGAGCACTATTCCTAATTATCAATTCCGTATTCTTTTCAGTTAGCTCACGGATACGCTGACGCAATTCTTCTATTTTTGCATACAAAGTATCTATTTTAGTATCCAGTTCACCCACTCTTTTTTCCTTTTTCTCGTATAATTCTTTCCATTCATCAGCATACTGAGTAATGTTATCCGCTTCTGCTTTTTTAGCTTCTGCGGCAGCCTTACGTTTTCGAGATTCATAAAACATGAATGCTCCAATTAACGGCAGGCCTGCTGCGCTGATAAATGATCCTATCAACTGGACTATTTCTTGCATTTCCATCATTTAAAGTAAAAATAATATGCCTAAATAAGTGGATAATAAGGCTGCTATCTCAATCCAGAACATCGGCTTGCTCTGGTAGAACTTATACCAAAATGCGCCCTCTTTTTCTTTGGCAATGCTTAATGCAGTATACCCTACATAGGCAAGCCATACTAACAACATTGGCCAGAGGTTCAATGCCACCCAAAGTTGCGATCCGGCAATACAGATGATTGCTCCAGCAGAATGTATCTTGCTCTCATAATCATCTTTGAAATTGGGAGCTGAACCAACAAAGAACATGCCAGCACAGGACAGAAATGCAACCCATTCCGTGTTTGGTTTACTTACCTCCAATATTGCAGGCATCAATAAACCGGCAGTCAGCCACATCGTTGCCATAAACCACAATTTATGCTCCAGATAGTAATAGGTAGCACTTATGGAATAAGGCACACCTTTAGTCTTTACACACACAGCAGCCGTGTAGGCCGCAATAACAAGCATTGAAATAATCGTCAAAATAGTTATCATACCAATCTTACATTTATGTTAATCAATTCTTTCAAATGGGCATATACCGGATTAATCGTACCGTAGAAGCAGTAGTATTTCATTCTTACGCCATCTTCTATTTCCGTGTAATACTTTTCCTGTTCAAGCGTCATGCCTGGCGCATAGAGTTTGGGATCGTATTCCGTGCCTTTGTGATTTTCGTCCATGCGCTCATAAAGAGCAGCCGTATCTACCGAAGGAGGATATATTTCGAGAACCGGATTTATCGGTTGCCGGACTTTCCATAACCAGTCATCGTTAATTACCCGGTTGCCGGTATCCAACTTCCCGTTAATAAATTCTTTCCATTCAGCATGTGCGTATTTGGCACTAATCGCTTCATCATCCGTCAGCGACATTGCAGACACAGATTTACGGGTGATACGGGATAACTGCTTCTCGGAATCGTGCGTTTCCGTGTAGTTTACAGCTTCCTGTAATTCGGCTGTTGTCCTATGGATTACATCGGGATAGCCTGTCACCTCAATCACTTCTACATCTTCCACTGTCTCGGCTGCTTCAATATCAGAGAGAAACTTTTCTGATAGACCTATACAGATATCATTGTAGTCTGCCATCTCATTGAGAGCTTCCAATAACAGAGCTGATTTATACGAATTCCCGTTTACTTCAACCGTATCTTTTCGGGCACACTGGTCTTTTAGAGACAAACGGTCGTATGTATATACATCGTTGTCCTCTATGTAGTAGTGCCGGTAGTCGGTGTTGTAGACTTCCTGACGCTTCAAGTCTTTTGCAGTTTGAAGTTTTTCTTCCGGTGTCGGTTCGGGAATGGGTGTCAATTGCATATTGAACACTTCTTCTACGGATGCACCTTCGTTTGCCTCTTTAAAGGCAATCTGTTCCTCTGTCAGCAAAACGTACTTTCCTGCAACATAATCTTCCCATGTTGTGCCGACCTCGTAGTTAACGGTATCGAGTTCTTCCGGCATTGGGACGTAGATACGTACTGCATCCTTTTGTATGTATAGATAATTATCCATATTATTTATATTTGAAATAATGTAAAACTATAATTCCAGACCCTCCGTAAGTTGATTTTTGGCGTGAAAAACTATTCCTGCCACCACGACCTCCGTCTCCTCCGTTTCCTGTATTATTAATTCCGTCTTTACCTATATCGCTATCATTTCCTCCTTCTCCGCCAGATGCATATAACTTATCGTTGAATGGACATTTAGTCGTACTCCCTTGTCCATATCCGCCTAAGTAAGAATAATAAGTACCACCATTTCCTCCATTAGTTCCACCCTGTTGATAAGGTGCGCCACCACCTGAGCCGCCATTTCCTCCATGAGCTTTTTGAGTCTCTGGATTCCCTGTACCATATAACCCACCTTTACCACCTTGGGCACTATATGAGGTATTTATAAAATATGAATATTCACCATCCACACCATTTGAATCTAAACTATTATTCGATTTACCCTGTCCTATTTTTACTGTTAATTTTTGTCCAGGAGTGACCGATATCCCATAATATACTTTTGTATATCCGGCTCCGCCACCTGCCCCTGGATAATAACTACCGCCACTACCTCCACCTCCGCCTGCTCCAACTACAAAAGCATCGATAGATGTGCATCCGGAAGGTACTATAAATGTCCCGGAAGATGTTAATTTTTCTACAACTTCAATTAAAACCTTTTTCCGTCCTATCGTCCTTCTTCTCAACATATCAATCCTTCTCTTTAACGGTTATTGAATACATGACACCACTCGTAGCGATCTTCAAAATAGACATCTCGAAAGGCACGCCGGAAGTAGTGGTAATAGAACTACCGGACATTGATCTAAAACTGCCAGTAGTAGGGATAGGCTGCGTAAAAGAAGCAGTAGGATTACAATCAAGGTATATCTCTTCGCCTACATTCAGTGCCCTTGCAGACTCATTTATCGACAGGTTTGAAGCGGAAGACAGGGTAGCCTTAACCAACCTCTTGCTTGTCGGTATATTCACAAGAGTGGTGACAGAATTACTCCCTGTGCCGAAGTTTACTATATCATCCACCCTCTTCTTGTCCTCCGCCGACATATATCCCGCAGTGGTGGGAGTAGCGATAGGGGGAGTACGGTATTCACCGTTGTCGGAGAGGTACTTTGTGCCAACACCGTTATTAACAAGATTCATGGAATTCCAGGCACAGACATATGTTTTATCATCTGTATAAACGGAAATTATCATTCCACTTACTACTAAATTTGCATTTAACTCAAAGTTGTTAAGTCTAGACTTATTGATAGTCAACCCATATGACCCTTCATCCTTTGTTATACTAAGAGGGAAATACACAGTGTTAACACGTGCTAAAGACACTCTATTTTCATAAGCATCAACTACCTTTTGATAATTTTCATCTGATAATGTACCACTTTCATTTGGAAATAAAGTTGTCAAGTCAAGGTACTGATTGCTCGCCACTATCTCCGACCACGCCCCATTGTTACGCCCGTAGGTTTTTCCGTCCTTTGGAGCATCTACCGTAATAGCCGCATCTTCTCCTGCTGGGCCTTGCGGACCTTCTGGACCTCGATCTCCTTTATCGCCTTTCGGGCCCTGTTCTCCCGTAGGACCTTGAGGGCCAGGATCGCCTTGAATACCCTGCAAACCTTGAGGACCTATATCACCTCTTTCACCTTGAGGTCCTTGAGGACCGGTATCACCTTTGTCACCTTTTGGACCCTGAGCACCTTGAAGCGGACCATTGTTTTTCCACACGGAATTGATTGCATCATAAATATAAATGTCGTACGGAACACCTTTACCAACGCCATAAGCATCACCAGCTTGTGGGGAAACTATTCCAGACTCTAATTCTTCCTGCGTGCTAAAATATCCAAGTACCTTAAAACCACTTCCCGTATCTCCTTTATCGCCTTTTACTCCCTGCTCGCCTTTAGGCCCAACAGGGCCTTGTGGACCAGTTTCGCCAATAGGTCCCTGCGGGCCTGTTTCTCCTTGAATCCCTTGTTCTCCTCTAAGACCTTGCGGACCAATATCACCCTTTTCACCCTTCAATTCTGCCTTATCTTCTTCCGTCAAATCAGAAAAATGCAATTTCAGCTCGTCTTTCTGTTCCGGCGTTAGATCGGAAAACTTCAACTTCAAATCATCGTAAGGGACAAGTACACGATAAGCTGTATCTTCTTCACTGGTGTACTTCCATTCAATGCCTGTGCTACCGGTACGGAAAACAGGAGTATCACCGGCAGTACCTTTCAGATCGGACAAAGCAACAAGATTCTGCCAATTACCGTCTGTATAACGCCATTGGATATAGGTTTTATCCTGATTTACCTGCAAGAATACTTCACGTCCATCTACACCCTTCAAGACAGACAGAGCAACACGTACAAGCTTGTATGTGCTACCCAATACTTGAAAGGCGGGAAGAGAGGACACACCGGTAAGTGAACTTACCTCTTCGTACTGCCCCGGATCTTTCGCCGTAGACGCAATCAAATCCTCCACCGCTGCCGCAATCTTCTGCAAGTCTTCCGGCGTGATCGTTGTCCCGTCTGATAATATGATATCTCCTGCTGCCATAGGTGTTAATCTATTTTATTCCTCTGTTCAAAAATTGATTTTGCATCCGCCAATGCCGCTGTATATATAGCCTCGCTATCTGCATCCGGTATAGACTTGTCAAATGATATATTCTTGGTCCCGTCTGCATTGATGATTATGTAGCCGAAACGAACATCTGCCTTCTTGACTGTACCCGTTACCGACTTTACGTTTTCCCCTTCATCCTGTGTGATATTGTACTGTACTTCGTAACCTGCCACATTGTTCAGGTATGTGCTCTTGACCACTGATGATACTTGTTCGAGTGCCATAACTTATTCCTCCTTATCTTTAGTTTCTGTTTCGACTTCTGTTGCTGAACGCACAATGCTGTCTAATACAAATCTTTTGAAGCCCGGCTTGATGAGTTTCATCATTTCATCAAATTCTTCATCAGGGATTTTGATATCCCCTTCTGAATAATAAATATTGCGTGCCAATTCGCTCATTGGGACACTCTCCGATGCACGGTGCAGAGCGTTCCCAATCTCCTTTCGAAGATCATGATTTTGGTACTGATCAATTCCAACTTCTACATTTAACTCTTTGAAATTTACTTGTTTCATATTAATTTATTTTTTATGAGTTTCTATTTATTATATACCAATTCTTATTGAAATACATCAAAATAGCGGAATCACCTTTACCCATCCAGAAACCAGTATTGCTTCCAGACGCTTCATTTATAGTATCTCCATTTTCATTTATGATATTATTATTTGTTCCTCCTTTAGCTGCAACATATATTCTCCCTGTAGCCCATTTTGTCACCAATAAAATGATAATAATGGCAGAGTTATCAACAACTGCATGTCCTGAATTAAAATAGCCAAATTCAGATTTTATTGCGCTATCACTCGGCAGATTGACTGTTATATCTGATGTTGGTTGATATATATAAGTCCTTTGATTTCGCAAATTCTTAGCCGATGAAAAACTGCTATCGCTTGGAGCAATATTAGGTCCAGTAAACACATCCTCTATGATCCCGAAATTTCCTTTGACACGAAGTCCTCCGTCACAATCTACAGCAATAGGCTTAACATCTGTGCTAGCATCCCCAGAAGCAGATACCGAAAGCCCATATGTCGTTCCACCAGAACTGGCCTTATTATGGTTCTTTATAATAGCCGTGCAAGTAAACGAACCTCCAGTCGACGAAGGAGCTAAATTGCGCCCAAAAGCAATACGAGTATTCTCCCCTATCATATCTATATATCCAACATCTTCTCCCGGACTTGCATTGCATTTAAACCAGCCATATTCAGTTATGGTAAACGATCCAATTTGAGTTGCACCTTTAAGATTTATCTTGGATGCTTCAAGTGTAATACTTTCAGGAGATTGATTTATAGATGATATAATATTATCTTTCCTGGCATATAAATTATTACCATAAGCGGTCGTCATTATTCCGGATTCTTCCGTAGGATTACCGTCGGCATCAAAATTAGCAACGACAACCCGCCATTTATCTTTATTTTGCAAGACAAAAGATGCAGCCGATACAGCATTGTCGTTAACCGTTTCCCATGACTGCGTTCCGTTTACACCGATATACCGCTTTGTTATTTTTGTCGACGGATTATACCACAATGCTCCTACGTGTTTAAATTCCTGACCTGATGGCCAAGATTGCCAAGGATCATTTGTTTGGGAATATTGTTCCTGTGAATACAAACCGCATTCAAAAGCTTTATTTGCTAAATCTGCTGCATCTTTTATGCCTTGAGTATTTGTTCCTACGGCCGAAGATATCTGATCATACTCCACGGACAGGTTTGCAACCGATGTTTCAAGTGTTTTTAAATCATTTTTCGATGCAAACAGAGAAACAGCATCCGCCTGCGTGATCCACCCGGCACTTTCTATCGTATTGTTGATATTATCCACCTTCGTAGATATACCGGACATCTGTTCTGCGGTAATCTGCAACTGACTGTCAAAGTGGACATAGATTTCTCCCGTCTCACTATCTACATAATCTTTTGTCGCCAACAGTTTGATGTATTCGTCTGTCTGGTCGATCTGTGTCTGCAACTTGACAATAGCATCCGCAATCTCATCAGAAAACAGCCCTACACCATAAATAAGTATCTCACCAGTGAATCTCAGTTCAAAATCACCTTCCCCGTTCCATTTCCCGACCTTAGACAACTTTTGATAGCTGTCGCTTTCCGATAGCTGCTCTTCATGATACAACTCGGTCCCCGGAATACCGAAACCGCAAGAACCGGGACGGAGCACCTTATAGAACAAAGAGAAAGAATACGTTTTTTCCTCTTCTTCCGTGTGATCCGGGATATTCATTATAGCATTCTGCTGAAGGATATACGTGTTCCTTATTCGCAGAACGTTTTGACCGTTGTCATTATAAATATCGGCAACTTGATCCTTTTCTACATAGAAGCTACCATCCAGCCAAAGATATTCTCCACCTACGTTGATAAAATGAACGTTATTTGCGGCTGTCCAATAGTTTGTATTCTGGCTGAAAGAAGAGTTTACAAGGATGTTACCACCTTCTGCGGATATGTCGTTACGGATGCTATCAATAAGGCTTTCAAACTTGCCGTTCATGGCAATAAAGGTCTGCTCAATGGTATCTCCGTTTTGAAGAATGAATGTCGAGTTTTCAACGTATATCCCGTTCAAATAAGCCCCATAACCAGACAACTGATCGCCTCTCTGTGTCCTGATTCCTGTCAGGTGTCCAATACGGGCTTTCAACTTGCCTTCGGTGCTGGCATCAGTAATACCATCGTACACATCGATAAATGGCGCACCGCTATCGGCCGTTGTTAGATATATTAATCCCTGCCGGTCCGTATCTTCATTGTTACCCCAACGAAGGGCAAAATCTCCGGCTTCCGGTTGCCCTGTCCCTTCTATCAGAGGAATAGCTATATCAAAATAGTCACTGTCTACACCGATACAACGTCCGAAAAGATACTTGATACTGGTCGTTCCCGTCCGTGTCTGTATTCTGACACCGTCACCCTTACGCAGGTTCATAAGCATAAGACCATCCATATCGTCCATATAACAGCGATAACGGTCAGACATCACTTCTACTCTGGCTATTTTGTTGATGTCAGAAACAATCTGGCTACCTCCTAAACCGTAAATCTGGGAATAGACAATCTCGTAAGCAGTGAATGTCTTTCGAATAAAGAGGTTGTCCATCTCCCCGGTGGCCGTCAGTGTGTCTATCTGCCATCCCCAACCGGTAAAACCGGATGCAAAAGTTGGCGATCCGGTATTGCCCCCCACATAGATATCACTCCTCACACGAAGCGAATCCAATATGGCGGCGCCCGTACTCTGGATTTCCCAGCCTTTACCTTCCCAGCCGTCTATGAAAATGGAAGAGCCGATCTTCTTGTCAAAAAGTATATTCCCGTGGGCGGTATCGTCGATATCTTTGCGAAGATACATATCACTTATGTCTACATAAGCCTTATTTATCTCATATAGTGTACGCAGTGCTGAAAATACATTTTCATCTGAAGCAGCAGTAGCATCATCCTTTTTCACGATATAAACACCAAAGCCGCCACCTTGATTCACATAAGTATTCCCTTTAAACTGAATATTATCTAACTTTTGTTCCAGTTCCCCTAATCGGGAATAGGCTGCACTTTCCCCGATTGTGTATACAGGGGAATCGTAGGGGATATCCAACTTCTTCTCAAAGCCGATTACACGAGAGATACGACCGTTCTCAAAATACGCCTTATTTATAAGGTTTACTTTTTGCCCTGGCAACAGGTTGATTTCTTTTTCTGGATTTAACAACCCATTGTTTTCATCATAACCGGAAACCCGATAAGAATTAAGACTGCATGTATATGTCGAAGGATCAGAAACGACCTTGTCCTTATATGCAATCGTTCTTTCCAAAAGTTCCTGTTCAGCCTGTGGAATTAGAGCGTCATTTACATAACGGGTATCAAAATTGTACAAGATATATTTATTCCCTATACCTGGAATAAGTGGGCTTTCTGGCAAAGTCTGTCCATAAGTATCATTGCGTACTATTTCAAACACTTGCGCTTCCGGGTTATCTTCCGGCAATCTTTCCGGGTTGAATTCCAAAGCAAAATCCATTCCCGAAAGGGGACCGGTCTGAAATATGACGTGCAAGTCCTGTCCGGGAAGAATATATTCTTTTTTAAATGTCAAATTCGCATCCTTGAACCGATATACAGTGAATGTGATAGGATCGCCAGAATCATCCTCATCTGTGATTTCCTTAGGAATTACTTCAGTTATCGTTCCGGTCACACGAGGATAGATGTCCTCAAAGATAATGACCGCTTCAACAACCTGCTCTTCCTCCAAGCCTTCGATAACATCCACATACGGAGTCCCAGCAGGAAGCATCAGTCTTTTTTGGACGACACCCTCGACGACTGCCCCCGTTTCTCCCTTCCGATAGTCAGAAGGGAGATTTCGAGACGATCCAAAAGCATATAGTCTTGTTGCAAAAATATCCTGACTCTGGCTCCTTGACATTGAAGATATTTCCTTCCCTATTTCCAAGTTTACAGGTTCCCCATGTTCCAAATGTCCAAGATATATTTTATCCCCATCAACCCACCATTCACATTCCCATGCCTCCGCTATTTTTGTCAGAGCATCTATGATGTTTGTGTTGTTATACTGCACAAATTTAGCTACAGGATCAACAGTGCTATCCACTATAGCTTGATATTCCTTGCCTTTAAAAGTAAATCCTATTGCACGGAGATTGGAAACGACAATGCTCAAATGCGCTTCCGGGGAACGGGTAAGGCTCCAAGATGCTTCTTTATTTCCTTGTCGATCATAAAAAAGTATATGATTCTTCCATCGATAATAATGTGATTCTAGCCTAAGTGTATAATCATATCCACCATTAGAAGTATTAAATGTTGGGTATACTTTATCTGTTATATAATAAAGCGAGCCTTCATAATCCACATTGTCGCCTATCTCCAATTGTACCGGAGTTTCTAAAGAGAATACAATACTAATATAATCCTCTTTCATCAGTTCAAATCGATGTAATGAACTCGATCCTATTGATACTGACAACTTGATTCTGCCTGATATGTCCCTTATATCAATCATATGTTCAAAGTTCAGGGATAAAAAAAGGAAGTCCAATTTTCTGAACTTCCTAAATACGACAATAATATGATTGTCGTGAATTAATCTCTATCATCAGGATTAGGCTCTTCAAACTTAACAGATAACCGGCTGTTCATACGCGACCTGTCAAGAGCAAAACTCGTAGATTTTTTATGAACAAGAATAAAGGACATGCCAATAGCTGGAACCCGAACTATAACTTTTCCCTTCTGGAGTTCCGAAACGAACTTTGCATAATTGGATAAATATTCTTCGGGAGTATCGCCGTGAATATTAAATGTCAATGTCACATCACGACTTGAAATTTTAGGATTGTTATATATTACCATCTTCCCGTTTTCAAGGCGGCTTTCGCTTTCTATAAAATCCTTATTGCCGGCAGGAGTAAGAAGGTTCTGAATAAAGCTTTCCCCCATAGCAACCCTATATGTTCCCCAAGCATCATTACTGTTTATAAATAAGTCTCCCAACATAATCTATAATATTTTTGCAGTTCCGTCATTTATAATATCGACCTCACATCCTCCGATATTTACAACTAATATCACGGAATAGTTAGTTGCTTCTATTTTAGCCTTTCCCCCGTGCATGAGCATTACCTTATGAACCTTTGTATTATCATCATAAGACAAGCTCGCAATGGTATTTCCTACTACTGCAACATTTGGTTTATTGCAGAGTTCAATATATCCACAATCCACATAAACCCCAAACGGTTTCACATTCTTGGCCATCCCCCTAAATGATTCTAGGGGTGGATAGTTGTTATGTTCGCAAAACTCCCGGCCTTGTGGGGAAAAGAAAAGCCAACACAAACTTTTCCAGTCTGTAGCTTTTCCTGACTCACAACAAGCACCTAAAGAGATTGCTTTCTGCATTATATCATGAACTTTCATACTATAAATTATTTGTATTGTTTTCTATCTTTGTCAACTTGGAAACTACTTCTTTTAATTGCTTTACCGTATCTCCGGTATTATCACTAATTTGCTGCAATTCTATATATATATTAGCCATCATCACGCGAGTTTCATCTGCAATATCATACAATGACGCAATTCTTATATTTATCGAATCAATACTTGCACTTATATACAGCAGATTTGCAATCTGGTTAGAACTCTGCAAATACAAAAGAATTTCTTCCCCAATCATTTGCAAAGCCGTAAATCGCCCATTCAATTCATTCGCTGAATCTTGAGACATTACTTCAAATCCTCCGCTTGTTGCCTGTTGCTCATATTTGCTTTCATCCTTTAGCCATTTGCCAGAATTTTCAAATATTTCTTGTGCCTCCTTGTCCATCTTTTCCTTCAACTTATTCAATTCGGCTTCTTCCCATGGCGACACGATACCATCGGACATATAGTCGGCCAACTGCTTCATGAAATCTTGAACCGAAGGAGACAGCTTCTTTTTTAAAAACTCTATGATAGCGGTTTTAATGAGTGTTTGAACAGCTTTAGCGGATGATTCTGCGGCATTTTCTCCTGTAGCCCATGCGTCGGCATAGGCCTTAGCAAACTCATCAATAGCGGACATAACATCTGTCCCAGTGATGGCCTCTATCGCTTTTTCTTTATTCTCTTCAAGTTGAGCATTAATATCGTATAATTGCTTCTGCCACTCTTTTATACGATTGTCATCTGATTTTTTCTTGTCTTGTTCTTCTTTGATTTGTTGCTGAATAAGAAGTTTTTGTTGCTCAAGAAGTTTATTTTGCTGATCTATTAGTTGAGAAGCATCAGTCGAATAGGCTTTTTCTATAGACCTTCCCAGCTTTTCATATGACGCATCAAGTACATCAATCTGATCCTGTAATTTCTGGATGCGCTTTTCATTTTTTTTATCATGAATTTTAGCGATAGCGGAAGCCAAAGAAGAAACGACGCCAATAGCTGCTCCGGCTGCGGCTCCAATGGGGCCAAACATTGCTCCGGCTTGCGCTCCTTGCATTGTCGAATTAACAGCATCCATTGCGATATTCAAACCTTCAGCTATACCACTAAATACCCCACCAAACGAGTCGCCCAGCTTGCCAAATGTATTAGACAAAAATTGGACCGAAGAAGTAACCTCATTTACACCTTCATTTATAAGCTGCAATGATTCCGTTAATTTCTTAGGATCATTCCCTGCGGCGAAAAAACGTTTTAAGCCTTGTGTTACTTTATCAAATGCAGGCTGTAAAGTCTCTGCTTGATCTTTTACTCCCCTTAGCGATTCACCGGCCTGCCGTATAGCTTCTGGTGCTTCTTGCCAGCGTCTAAATTCATCTTCTGTTATACCTAGTTTTGAGCCAACAGTTGCGTCCCATTTACCATTTTTGATAAAATCAAGTGCTTCCTGACCTTTTGAAGCAAGTTCTTGCAGCTCCTTCAAAGATTTATCGCGCATATCTCCAAAAAGAGCAATAATAGCATTTGAAGAATTTTTGGTCTTAATTTCAAGATCAAGCAATTCTTTATCCCATTGCTTACCAAGCATCAATTTTTCACCTTCAGTTTCAGCATCAGCGATCTTTTGACCATATTCGACTGCAAGAGCCATTTTCTTCTCCTGGTAAGAACCATATTCTTTCAAATAATCATTCATAGCCTTACGCTGGGCTTCAACCTGCTCATATTCCACTTCTTGAGTAGAACGCATACGGGTAGTTTTTGCCTGCGTAACGGCCGTTTTTATTTCAACAGTCTGCTCTTGCGTCAGTTTTCCTCCTTGCGCCTCCCTCCATTCTTTCTCCTTTTTACGGATAGCCTCTATTTCACGATCGTAATCATATTCTATTTGGGCAATGCGCTTATCGGAACCTTCCTCCATCAGATCAATCCGGGATTGCTCGTTACGACGTTGAAGTTCTAATAGTTCGTTATTTATTCGCTTCTGAATCTTCTTTTGCTCTTTTGCTTGCTTTTCGGCTTCTTTTTCTGCGGCTTTATTTTGTTTATCATAAGAATCGTAAACGTGCAATTGCTTGGTTGCTTCTTGTATATTAGCTCTTGCCTCTTTATATCTTCTCACGGTTTCCTCATCTATCCCCTCAAATTTCCCTGCGTCAAGTAATTTCTTTTGGTCCGCAGCTATTGAATTTAGATAAGATTCCGCTTGAGACTTCATCGTCTCATAATGTTTCTTATTCTCTATTATGGCTTGGTCTGCCTGTTCTTTGTCAAAGAATGGGTTATATTGTTCTCTGATTCTTCTGACATCATTATTGTATTTATACACTTCAAGCGAAAACTTCTTCAACTCGTTACCTAAGTTCGCTAAAGCAAGAGGATCTTTAATTTGGTACTTATCTCTTATTTTTGCGATTGCTTTAGAAGCTGCTTTTATAGAATTTTCTCCTTGATTGTATGATTCCTCTATTGAATCCCTAAAACCTTTTACTATTTCAGAAGAAAGTTGTTGATTTGCTATTCCGTATGTTTTTGACACGGATTTCTCCAAATCATCCATAATTGATACTTGATTCTTAATACTATCTTCTGTCGCTTCATCAATCGCCTTTTGCTGGACCTTTGCTGCTGTAGCCTCTTGTATTGATTTTGTTACAACTTTATAAGCATTGTTCAATTCATCTAAAGACGACTTTTCTGATAGTAGATAAGGCAAGTATTCCCCATACGCTTTGTTTATCTCACGTATGGCATTCGCCCGTCCTTGTGTCCCTTCTTCAGTACGTTTAACCGCATCGAACAATAATTTAGCATTGGCTTGTCCTTTTTCTACTAAATTATTAAATTCTTTCAATGACTCATTCAACCTCTTTTGCGCTGTATCAGCTCCAAACAAATTCTTCGTCCATTCGATAATATCCTTTCCATAGACAGACAGCATTGTTATTGCAACAACAAGTGCTGTTTGCCAACTGAAAATAGACGAAATTAACTGTTTCCATACTGGCGCAACTTTAGCTACATCATTGTTCCCGGCCGCAACAGCCGCTTTAAAAGCCTTGTATTCTGCCGACGCTTTCTTTAACTCGTCTGCAAGCATAGGGAGGTTGTTTGATATGGCCAAAAAGAAAGTATTCCATCCTATAGCTAAAGATGGCAATTCTCTCGCTACTTGTTGTACCGACATTCCCAAACCATTCCAGGCAGAAGCGTAGTTTCCTACATTTCTTTGATATCGGCCGGTAGCCTGTTCTGCCGCACTAATCTCGGTATTCAACGACTGTATCTGCTTTTGCAAATCGGTTCCGATCGCAGCCTTTCTATCCGAAGCGGAAAGACGATCATATTCTGCATTAAGTAATGACAACTGTTTTCTCAGGGAAACAAGAGAATCCGCTGCCACCCCTTCTATTTTTATATTGTCGGAATATTCTTTTCTGAGTTTTTTTAGAGCCTCATTTTCTATTGTATATTGGTGAGTTATTTCCTTTAATTCAGTCAAGATATTTGATCCCTTTTGCCCCCTCTTGTCTATATCAGACAATGCCAAATAAGACTTATTTAGTTTCTTGACATCTTCATTTAAGGCTTTGACTTTCAGCTGTTGTTCAACAAATACATCCGTAGCATTATTAAGCTCCGATGCCATCTGTCGTGCGCCTTCCATTACTCCATTAGATACATTAAGCTGATCTATAATACGTTGATAATTTTGAACCTGCTGCTCATATTCTTTCAGTTTTTGTGTCGATTCCTGATATTTCTTATTTAACTCTTCGAAACCCTTCATGTCACCAGCAACATTAAAGTCTTTAAGAGCCGTTTTCAGAGCTTCTACCTCTTCTCTGAGTTTTTGCACTTCTTGCCATTTGGCAGAAACATCAAAACTAAGTTTTGCCATAAATTACCCCTCTTTCTTTGTCCGGTTCAATAAATAACGTCCGTCTCGCTCGATAATCAGATCACCTGTGACTTGGTGTAGAATATCCTTTTGCATTAATAATAGATTTCTATATGGAATACGATACACTATCTCATTATAAGTTAGCTTTAAAGTTTCCATGAATGTGGCAATTTGCCCTATCATTGTTTCATTGCCTATCACTTTGGTATCGCCGCCATTCTTGCCACGCTCTCGGCTAAGGCGGCACAGACGAAAAAATCCTCTGCGGAGATTAGATTTATAACCGTTTCAAGTGCTTCTTTCAATTCCTTCATTGTCGCATCTTGAATCTCCGTATATTTATCCGGATCGTCAAAAATGAAAACAGACAATCCCTTTAGCAGATTCTCCAAATCTTCTTTTGCTTTACTCAGTTCTTCTTTACCTGTTGTGGTACGATCTATACAAGACAGATATTTTATTGATTTACATATAACAGCTATTGTAGGAGACTGAATGGTATATGCTTTACTTCCCAAAATGACGACTTTGAGGTCATCGCCTAAAATAGCGTTAGCGACTAAATTTGCTGCTTTGTTCATTGGATATTCATATTAAGCAAGAAAGGGACGGGCAGAATGTATCCGCCTGCCCCTTTCTGTTGTGATTCATTAATGGTACTTTAAATTCCCTTTAAAGTCTTGCCTTCAACATCAAACTGATATTCGGATGCAATGGTAGTTGAAACCTTCAAAGGAATGGCTGAAATAGCTAAACCAACGGCTCCATCGGTAGACGCTCCGCGCCCGATAACATTTGCTTTAGGGAAAATAATCGCTACATTATCATTAGATACAGCAACAACGCATTTATAACGCTGTTCCCCTGAGTTTCCTCTTTCCCAGCCTTTACTATCATCTAAAGGTTTACCACCCATCAATTCCGCCTTAGTGTTAAAGTCATAGGCGCCAATCGTCCAGTTTAGACTTACTGATCCTGCTTCAAAAGATGATCGGTATGTCTGTCCGGTCAATTCGTCCTTATACTCTGTTGTTGTACCGTCCTCTTCGGTAAACTCATATGTACCTTGATGTACATTGGGAACTTCTTTGAAAGAAGTAAACAATGATTCAAGTGTTGCATAAGTTGGAGCTGCTTCTAATGGCTCTCCATAAAGAATTTGCTTTACTCCAATCACGGATACTGTTCTTCCTGCCATATTCTTATTCTTTTACATTTAATACTTGAAATAATATTCTCACATTTACATAGAAACATTTTAAATCCCTGTTTTCTTCTATCCTTGTCGTATCGACCTCGTATGTATAAGATGTACCGTCGTAAGTAGAAGTGGAATGTAATTCCTTGACAGCCAACCTTTCTAAAGCATTAAGTCTTGTAAAAGGAGCTGTTCCTTTACGATCAAGATAAGGAATACAGATATTCACATGAACAAATCCTGCTTTCCAATAGGTGCCCGGCTCTACCGAATTAACGATAATAACAACCCGCTCGGACTTCACGTCTCCTTCGGGAACCGCTCCGTCTTTATACACCTTCTTGATTCCCAGTTTTTGGGCATCTTTATAAAGTATAGTCTGTATGTCTGTTGTAACTATCATTGCAGCATTGTCCTTACTGTTATCTCTGCATCATCAATCACACGTAATCCCTTGCTATTGACAAAACTTGCATAATCCATACCGGCAACGACAATAAGTGTGAAACCTTTCGATTTACAGGCAAGGCTTCTCGCATATTCAAGACCTTGTCGGCTTCCATCACTACCATCGCCGGACTTACCTCGCGCCCAAAACTGGACTGTTTTCTGCGCTTTGGTGGTGAAATATACCTTTTCGTAGTTTTCTCCACGTCCCTGAACCTGCTTAAATCCTCCCTCTTTGATTATCTTTCCATCCTGAGCCACCACATAGCCTAGCGAACTGCGTAGATTTCCCGTAATATTGTTATATTTTCCTTCTCTAACAGCCGTTTCATAAGCCCTTTCCCCCATCTCTACAAGATGAGCGAATACTTCGCTAAAAACTTCTTCAAAGAAGTTATCAACATCTGAAAAATCATATTTAGCAGTAATTATTCCAGCCATATTTGCCCATAGTTTAGATAATCCGTTGTCATAGGATTGATTACTATCCCCTCACCACGAAGAGAACCGTCAGCATTCAAAACACGAACGACATCTCCGGCATTAATTTTTACCTTTTCTGTCACAACACGATATTTGTAAGGGTAAGTAACACCATTAACTGTATAGGCACGGTCAGCACTCTGATCGTAACATTTACACTTACAAACTCGCTCCCAACTATCTCCGTCTGTACCCGGAATAGGATTGCCGTCTTCATCGTATTCGTATTCTTTTACGACTTTTTTTTCTAATATGTGAGGTGCATAATACATTACCAATACATTGAAGCGTCAGAGATTCTACTTGATAAAACATCCTCTATGCCTAATTGCTTACATAACAATGAATAATACACTTTGATACCGTCCTTATCCCAAGAAACAGAAAACCCACTCTCATTAACAGATGTAGGACGAGCCAGCAATGATGGAATAAATTCGGCAATAGCCTTATTTACTTCATTTATATTATCTTGAGCAATCTCACTTTCAAGTGATATAGAACTATTCAAAGTTATATCCACAAGATCGGCCTCCGACAATTCAATGCCGAAGGAACCGATCTTTTGTGTTATGTAATCAGCGACTTTCATTATCAATCAGGTTCTGTGTTCAACGACGCAATACCATTGATCTCCGTGATCACAGGCAAAGCAAATGTTTCAGCCTTTACAAACTCAACACCATTCGAGTTCTGAGTTTCACCTACTCCCCATTGAGCTACACGAATGCGACCATAGTTGGAATAAGTAACGCCGGGTTCAGGCCTTAATTCGTTATTGACATAGGCATTTTTGATTGTCCCCAAACTGCCGGAAGGAATAAAGACAAGGTTCTTTGCATTCCACGGATTGTAAGGGGTGAATGTACCATTGTTCTGAATCAAACACTGACGTCTAACCGGTTCCAAGACCGGCAATTCATTAGATCTCATAAATTCGTTGAGATCATTCAGCAGCAATGGGCTATTCTGCTTATCTGTTCCGAAAATTACCTGCTTAATCTTCTTGTTTCTAAGAATATAAGAAATTTTAGAAGGAGCAAGCAAGATGCGATCAAATACAACCTTATCAGAGAAAGCATCTACGATGGCCTGAATATCTGCGAATACGTCTACATTAGCAATGTTATCATCATTCCATTTCAGAGTAACCTTACCTTTATTTTCGGCAGGCATGTTATAATCGATAGTCGTTTTAACACCACCCTCAGGGTTATTCGTTTCATCCAATGTGGCAATACCTTCATTAGATAACGCCCCCATAGCGATGATATCCAGTTTTGCCTGTACGCCTTGTACCGGAGTTCTAACATTGCCCCACATCAGATCAATAAGCTGTCTTTTTGCGACTTCTTCCGGAATTGATTTGCTGTCCAGAATTTCCAGAATCTTTCTGTAATCATCAATGGTCAAAGGCAGCGTAATTGCATGGTGAAGCACCTTTTGAGCAATAGTTTCAAGTCCATGAGTGCCCAATACCGGTTCTTTCGACTTATCGTCAATTGTTGCAGCCGCGATAGTGACATTATACTTGCCCTTAATTTCTTCGAAATTTAACCCAATGGTAGGATAATCCCAACTGAAAAATCTTTCATAGAACACGTTATCAAATAACAACTTATGTTGTCTTGATACCGCATCAAAACGCAATTGAGTTTGCCTTGTGAGCTCTCCAAAAAGAGAACTATACTTTAATCTTTCTGCCATAGTATTACTGTTTTACGTAAATAATATTAGGGTTGTTTTTCATACAGATACCCTGCATCCATGAAGCGGGTAATTGCACTGTATATCCCAAAAGGACAACTGCGTCATACGCAGCCGAAACAGTGTCTTGATCACCGCCGGACAAAGGTTCAGTGTCTTCACCAACAACCGCGTTTGGTTCATACTTGGCCGCAGAACTACTTGTAGCCGTCGCTTCAATAAGAACATCGTCTGCCGCAAGCCCCGAAATAGCAGACGACAATGTCAATACATCATAATCTGCATTTGACGTATCAATGGAAGATACCGTAACACCGGTTGTTTCCCCCTCCTTCATTACGATATCATTAATCTGAAATAAAGTTCCTTTAGGGACTCTCGGTTTTGTGGTTGTTCCGCCAGATACGACTTTTGCATATTTGGATACAGCCGCAGTAAGGGTTCCGATAACAATATGTAATGGCGTCCCTTTGGGAATTACTGTCCCTTTTGGAAAAGTCTGCAACAGTTTATATCCTCCAGGGAGGATTTTGGCTTCTCCACGCCAAAATACCGGCATGTTGCCAGCATAAGATTTACCTTCGAATTTAACTCCCATTTGTTTCTATTTTTTAATGGTTAATTTGCATCTGGAAGACCTTTTGCCCATTCTTCAGCCATTTCTTTAGATTTTTCCTCTGAAGTAGACAGAACGCCAGATGCGTTACTACTCTCAAGCCCTGCGGTAACAATGTTTTGCTTTACGCCTGCCAAGTAAGAGTTAATTGCAGCCTCATCCATTTCCGGGGTGATGGCAAATCCCTCTTTGGCTCTCCATTCCGGTATACCTAGTTCTTTCGCCTTAGAAGCGATCATATTAGCCCTTACAGCCTGCTGTTCCTTTGCTTTATAAGCATTGAGTTCTTCCTGTATAGGAGATAGTTTTGCCGCAAGCGCTTCTTCAATCATCTTCTGTAAGTCAGGTTCGTTTTTTTTCTGCTCGCCCCCACCAGCAGATTCTTCTTTCTTTTCCCCTTTCGCTTTATTGACAGCATCAGTTACCCGCTTATCAATACCACTCTGAAGAGAAGACAAGAATGTTTTTTGACCATCAACAACGGCCTGTAGATTTTCATCAGTTACAAAGCCTGTATTAGCAAGAGCTTCGGCCTGTCCCTTCAAGATTTCATCGCTTAACCCAAGATTTGAATAATTCTGTTTTAAGGAGTTGAAAATTTTATCTTTCATGTTTGATCGTTTTTAATTCAGCATAAAAGTATTAAGTAGCTAATTGGGAGAGAAATATTTGACTTAATGAAATACGACAATAGATTCATTGTCGTAAAATTGTGCCACTTTATAACAAAAAACAATACCATATAAATAATAATCCCTGTAAGAAGAATAGGATTGTGTCTTCTTGCAGGGATTATTATATTCCAACCGACTGTTGCTTGTCACTGCTTTATCGGCTGCGCATGCGCCGGCACATCCTTTAAATCGTACGGTCCCGGTGTCATAGCCTGTATGCAGAGGTACAATACTCCGTCCTGCGTGTAGTACTTGTTAAATTCAAGTGCCATATTTTGCTTATATGGAATAGGATCTTCTATCGTGCCGGAATGTTCTTCTGCGTCTACTATTTTCCACAGGCTTAGGGTAGCTGTGCTAGGCTTCCAGTTATCTTGTGTGAGATGGTCTTTAACACATTCCCAAAGGACATCTTCAACTCGGTATCGTTCGCCAGTTTTGACGTTTATTCCGGTTTCCCATTCGGGGTATCGATCTTTGACCTGTAAGGCTTCCGACGGGGAAAGGTCATATGTATTGATTTCTTTAGTAATCTCTTCATCAAGAATATTCAAAGCCAATATACGACTAAAGTCTCTATTAATTACAGGTTCTTCTTCTGTACTAGTCCATTCTTCACTATTTAACAATTCAATAAAAGTTGGATCACTAAATGAATATCTTGGAAATGATTCATCTTCGAAAGGTACTAACATTTCTTCATGTAGAATAACTTTACTCTGATCTATACTTGTTCTCATTTCGGGCAGTATTTCAATACCATGTGATTTTGCCCATAATAAATCTACAATCGCGTATTTCATCTATTTTTATTTCTTTTTATTATACAAATTAACAAATTCATTTACATCAAGATAGTCAATCCCGAAATTTTCTGCGGTTCTTTTATCACTATCAGAAAACTGTCCTTCAAGTCCACTTGCGTCACCTATCATAAGTGTAACAGATTTTATGTAATCAAAATCATCGCCAACATAGTTTTCACAAAGATGATTAAGCATTCCTACGTTTGGTTTTCTATACAAATCATTTTTATCATTCGTGGTGCAATATTCCGAATAGCATTTTACTCCGCAATATTCTTTTACGCATTGTGATACATATTCTATTTTAGATTGAAATCTTTGATGATCCACAAAACCAGCTTCAATTCCCCCTTGATTACTTACAATTAAAACATACTCAGGAGAAAACTGCTTAATTGCATCCAAAACATCAAATTTGATTTTCATATCCCAAATTCCTTTAGGAAATGTTTTGCCACTTAATGTCTCAATTAACGTATCATCCAGATCACAGAATAAAACTTTGTACTTCTTCATATTATTTTGCTTTTAATGTTTGTAAATAGTTATATGCTTTGATACAGTCGTCTTTGGAGAGGATTCTTGGATAAATTGCAAGGTTCTTAAAAGCTATTCGATCAAACCTACCACCACTACTCGATACCTCCAATATACCACCAGAACCAACTACATTACCTGTATTTGCCAGTATTTCATTCCAATTACGATCATAGGCCCTACCATCTGAACATGCAGCATTAATACTTTTAATTCCGTCAAGACTATTTTTTACTGATCCTGAATTAATAAAAAGATCAAGTCCAATCATTGTGTTGTAGATATAAAAACTAGACCCTTTTACTAAACCAGTACCACTCTTTTTATTATCAATAAACTTCCAATCCCCAACAATCGTAAAATCCTTACCCATTCCAAAAACTGACGAAACTATCTTATCATCCACCCCATCAGTAACCAGATAGCCTTCGTATTCGGGGATTTGCTCTATGGTAATATTACAGGAATCATTTACATTAGAGCATCTAAAACCATATTGAGTAACATCATTAGGAGAATTATAAGATGGTATTTCATAAATTCCATCTGTACTCAAATCAATTATTTGATTAGCTGGCTTATTTCCGAAATAAAATCCAGGAATAGAATTAGTTACTTTTATTTTTACTTTTTTAATTGATGAATCTTTATTTACAGCAGTGTACAGTACAGGATAATCAGCTAAAACAAAAGATTTTATATTAAAACTTTTGCTGGTTTTATCCGATATAACTCCATAATCTGGAATGCTTATCCAAGATGTATCACTGAAATTGTAAGCGTATTCCCCATACCCACTATTCCCACTAAATGCAAAATTAGACAGTACAAGATTATTACCATTGCCCGTAATGTTGGCAATAGTAGCACGATCTTCGTCCTCGTTGGTTTTGCCGGTGACTGTCCATGCTTGGTCGGGGAAGAGCCAGGGATAGGTTTTAACGAAGTAGTCTTTGATCTTGGTCAGCTCTTCTTCGGTGGCATCATGATCGAGAAATACAAGTTCCCAGATAGCAAAATTAGCAAATTCATTTCTTTGAGGATATGACCTGCCTAAAACAAGTGAATTTGTCGCATCTTTGTTTCCATTGGCAATATTAAATCCATTATACTTAGATGTTGTTTGCCAAGAAAAAGGAGATTTTGAATATTGTAATGATATTTGAGTAGCTCCATACGAAATAGTTTGCTCTGCTCCTTTATTGTAATTTTCAAAAGTGAACGCACCATTAAAAGATTGATCGGATGCGTTTGTCGCTATAGCAGATATTGCATTTGGATTATATGTAATCCACTGTCTCAACGCCACAACCGTATATCCCTTTTCCTTAGTCAGAATAGGGAAGTTATCACAGGTACCGTAATCATCTACTCCGTCAAAAACGAGTGCACCGG